GTATGATCCTGAGAGACCATATACAAAAGGAGATAAAGAAGTCTTTATACCTCTTGTTCCGGCTATGATTGATAAACTTGTTGGTGGTCCGACAGAACTGTATGGAGCACATTCAACAGGCACACAAAATGTAGATCGCCTTATTAAAATGCAAGGCAAGAAGGGCAAGCAAATATCTGTATTTACAACTGACAGAGAAGGACAACTTGCTGATGGTGTATGGGGCGGCGGTGGCGTTGTAGCTATCCTGCGTGGTAATGCATATGCTGCATCCTCGGGCGACATTATGTCTGTTGTAGATAAACAAGGACGTAGAGTATTAGACATTGGGCCAAGCGGCGACTTAATGAACATAGACGACAATGAAGATTTCCTTTACGGAGACGAATACCCAACTATGTATAAAGAGATTAGAAGCCTGCAAAGATCTATTACTGCTAAAATAGAAGACGTAATAGACGAGCGTGGAGATGTAGAAGGTAAAGAGAAAGCAGCCTTTATCAAAGAATATATTGATGGATTGTACACAATTGTTCCTAAGTACAAAACGACATTTTCTAAACTAATGGTAGGTTGGGCACAGTCGCAAAGTAAGAATTGGCAAGAGGTACACGGATCCTATGATGAAGTTGTAATGGGCAACTACCGCATCGTTCATATCTTCTTAGTTGCAAAGAACCAGCAAGAGGAAAACAAATTAGAAAATTGGATGCGAGAAAAGGCTATGGGCTACGTTAGGAAAGCCGGCGAAGGCATGGTAGAGGATCCTGCTGTTAAAGATCCGTTTATTGAGAAGCTATACAAAGAAGGCAAATTAAAACTTATTAACAAGCAAGAAGACGAATTCCCGTACCAAGTTTTAGATACCTATATGAAGCGTAACAAAGAAATGGCAGAGTCAATGGCATATGCTAGAGATTATGCTTTAGGTAAACTAATTGAAAATATTTCTTCTATTCAAAATAAACGTATGAGCAGAGATCAAATGCCAGGTGATCCAGATTGGTTTAAAGGTTGGGATGATCAAAATGTACCAATGTCTAGGCCACAAAAAAGAGATATGCCAAAACGTAGAAAGAAGAAAACTACAGAAGAATTAATGTCTGTGGCACCTTCTGAGAGAGATGAGCAGAATCAAAAAGCAAGACAACAAAAAGAAAAAGAAATAAGTCGTGTTAAAAGAAGTGCTTCACAAAACCTTTCTGTAATGGGGCAGACTATAAAACAACAAGATGCATATAGAAAGGATAAAGAAAAAGAAGGACACCATGTTGCAAATAGAGCTAAACTAAAGACAGGTAAGAATGTCCTCGATCCAAATAAATGAATCTGCTACAGGTGGAGCAACTGCCTCAGGTAATGTTGCTACTGTAGTTAGAAATTATAAGTTTAAAAATAGAGATAAGTCAAAATACTTTAACCCCGATGGTACCGCTAAAAATGCTTTAGACTCTGAGGATAATCTAATGGGCGGACAATTACATAGGCGATAAATATATTAACTGGAGTTTATAATGAAGATTAATGAAAACCTAGGTGATTTAGCCCATGCCGTTGAGTTAGATCACGAAGTACAAATGGCAAGATCCGACTTATATAAGTTGGCAAAATACGCTATTAAACTACATAACATTCTAAAAGATGCCGACCAAGAGCAAGGACTTGAAAGCTGGGTGCAAGCAAAAATAACAAAAGCATCTGCAGACATTTCTGACGTATTTCATTCTATTGAATACGAAATGAAGTTTGGTAACAACACTACAGGCGATTTAGGTAAAATGAAACAAGGGTCAGATGCTCCTGCAGAAGTACCATTTGAATCAAAATCGCACCCATACAAAGATTCTCTTGCTGAAAAATTAGCTAGTAAGGTTGACGAAAAAGAATCACCCGCTGGTGGTCCAGCTTGTTGGAAGGGTAAGAAGATTGGAAATCCTGAAACAAAAATAAAAAATGGCAAACGGGTTAACAATTGCGTGCCTGCTAAAGGATAAATGTCAACACTTGTAACGAATATACCTTCTGTTAAAGTTTTCGTCCGTGCTGAATATCTATATGATTTAGAACGTGGACACGGAGACTTTGTAGAAGGATATTGGGTAACAGCAAAATCAATACCTGGTAGAGCATTCTACTTTGAAACATACCTGCCAGACTATGGCGCATTATATGACAAGCTACCTATATCAGCTTTCACAACAATAGACAAAACACCAACACCAGATTTAGAACTACAAGACTTACAGTTTTGGAACTGTATGGACTATGGTGTAACTGCTATAGAAAAGAAATATATTGGCTCTGCTGATTATGAGATATATACTAGAAGTCACAAAGTACTAAAAGGCACATATCTATTCACATTAGATAACTATCACGAAGATCCAGATAGAGTTAATTATTCAACTGCTGAAACTCCAGCTGAACACAAGAGTTTCAACGTTATTGCATTAGAGAACGGGCAAATCGCTGCCTATCCTAATAACAGAATGCGAGTGTACGATAACTCGCTAACACCAAAGAACGTAAAAACACCTGACTTTAAAGTATCCACAAGATATTATCAAGTTGAGAATGGATATGAATACAGACTCGGCGATACTGATGATTTCTTTTGGAAGTCAGAATAAACTTGACAACACACTAATTTTCTGCTACAATAAAATTTTATAAGGAGTATTATGAGCGATCGTGTATATGGCGTAGACGAGAAGGATAAACTTGAGCGTCTAGTTAACGAAGGAGCAACTGTATTACAAGAGATCCAAGATTTACAAGAAGGACTTAGGGATACAGTTAAAGCAGTATCAGAAGAACTAAACATCAAACCATCGCTAATTAACAAAGCGATCAAAGTAGCACACAAAGCAGATTGGCATCGTGTGTCTGATGAATTTGAAGACTTAGAAACTATTATTCAAACAGTAGGCAAAGATAAACTATGAGTTATGTTGACGGATACTTTGACAAAGATGCTGACGTCATTAAGATTGTAGAGCGTGTTGAGGGTAAACGTAAGTATATTGACTATCCTGTTAAGTATACATTCTATGTAGAAGATCCTAACGGCAAGCACAAGAGCATCTATGGTGATCCTCTCGTAAAGCACGTCTGTCGCTCTTCTAAAGAGTTTCACAAGGATCTAGCAATAAACTCAAACAAAAAGACATTTGAATCTGATATAAATCCAATATTCCAATGTCTGTCTGAAAATTATCTTAATCAAAATTCTCCAAAGCTACATACAGCATTTTGGGATATTGAGACAGACTTTGATCCAGAGCGTGGATTTGCTGATCCATCTGATCCATTTATGCCTATTACTGCTATTACAGTTCATCTACAATGGATGGAAGCATTAATCACACTAGCACTACCGCCACGTGGCATGAGCATAGACAAAGCTAAAGGACTATGCGAAGAGTGGGAGAATGAAATACTGCTGTTTACATCAGAAGGAGAGATGCTAGATACATTTCTAGACCTTATTGACGATGCTGATGTACTGTCAGGATGGAACTCAGAAGGTTATGATATTCCATACACTGTCAACAGAATTAAACGTGTACTATCTAAGGACGATACACGAAGGTTCTGTTTATGGCGGCATCTGCCTAAGCGGCGTGAGTTTGAGAAGTTTGGTAGAAAAGCTGAAACATTTGATTTAGTAGGACGAGTACATATGGACTCGTTAGAACTATACAGAAAATACACTTACGAAGAACGTCACTCATATAGATTAGATGCTATTGGTGAGATGGAGATTGGTGAGAACAAAACTGTATACGAAGGCACGTTAGATCAGCTATACAATAATGACTTTCGTAGATTTATTGAATACAATAGACAGGACGTAGCACTGCTAGACAAGCTAGATAACAAGCTAAAGTTTCTAGATTTAGCTAACGAACTTGCCCATGCTAACACTGTATTACTTCAGACTACTATGGGCGCTGTAGCAGTAACAGAACAAGCTATAATTAACGAAGCACACGAGCGTGGGCTACGAGTGCCTAATAGAAAAAAACGTGATCCGGGCGAAAATACGCAGGCAGCAGGTGCCTATGTAGCATATCCTAAGAAAGGACTACATAAGTGGATTGCGTCAATGGACTTAAACTCACTGTATCCGTCTGTTATTAGAGCGCTCAATATGGCGCCCGAAACTATCATTGGACAGATACGCCCTGACGAAACAGATACTGTTATTAACGATATTATTACGCTAGAAAAGAAATCCTTTGCTGCGGCATGGGAAGGACGTTTTGGCACACTTGAATATGAAGCAGTTATTGATCAGCGCAAAGACGTGATGCTTACTATCGACTTCGAAGATGGGCACTCTGAGGTTATGAGTGCTTGTGAGCTTTGGGAAATAATCTTTAACTCGCACACTCCATGGATGTTGTCAGCTAATGGTACAATATTTACAACAGAGTTTGAGGGCGTTATCCCAGGCATTCTAAAACGTTGGTATCAAGAAAGAAAAGAGCTACAAGCTATGAAGAAAAAAGCTATCGAAGCTGGCAACGAGCTTGAGATAGCTTTTTGGGATAAACGACAGCTAGTAAAGAAAATTAATCTAAACTCTCTGTATGGTGCTATTCTAAATGCGGGCTGTAGATTTTTTGACAAACGCATTGGGCAATCTACTACATTGACTGGCAGACAAATTGTAAAACATATGTCAGCTGAAGTAAATCAAACTATTACAGGTAAATATGATCATACCGGAAATTCTGTTATATACGGGGATACTGACTCTGTTTATTTTAGTGCTTATACTACGCTAGAAGATGACATCAAATCTGGACGCATTCCTTGGCACAAAGATTCTGTAACAACATTATATGATCAAGTAGCAGAGCAGGTTAATACAACATTTACTGACTTTATGTCTAGGGCATTTCATTGTCCAGCATCTAGATCAGACGTCATTGCAGCAGGTAGAGAGATTATAGCTGAGACAGGTTTATATATTACTAAAAAACGCTATGCTGCTCTTGTGTACGACTTAGAAGGAGATCGCAAGGACGTAGACGGCAAGTCAGGCAAAGTCAAAGCTATGGGCTTAGATTTGCGTAGATCAGATACTCCTGTATTCATGCAAGAGTTTTTGATGGAAATTCTAATGATGGTACTACAAGAGGCGCCAGAGAAAGATATATTACAACGTATTACACAATTTAGATTAGACTTTAAAAATCGTCCTGGTTGGGAGAAAGGCTCGCCTAAGAGAGCAAACAAGATTGGGCACTTTTTAGCACAAGAAAACCAGCGTGGCAAAACAAGCATGCCAGGTCACGTTCGTGCATCTATTAATTGGAATATGTTGAAAAAGATGCATAGCGATAAATATTCTTTAGAAATTATGGACGGGCAAAAAGTAATTGTATGTAAACTAAAACCTAATCCAATGAATTTTACATCTGTAGCATATCCAACTGACGAACTAAGACTTCCTCAATGGTTTAAAGATTTACCATTTGACCACGAAGCTATGGAGAATGTTATTATTGACAATAAATTGGATAATCTAATTGGTGTTCTAAAGTATGATCTGATTGAAACAAAACAAGACAACACTTTTAAAAATCTATTTGAGGTTGAATAATGGACAAAACTAAAAAAACATTTAAAGATTGGCTAGACTCTCCTGAGCGTAAACAAATGGCAGAGGAGTTTGAAAAGCATCGTAAACAAAGAGAAATGGAAATTGACTATTGGTGGAATAATGAATTATCTGAAGCAGATAGAGAAAAAGCCTTTCATGCGGTATGTAAAAGAATTCATCAAAGTGATGTACGTGATAGGGGTAGCTATAGGTGGGCTCTCTATGATGTTTTTAAGTTTGATATGGGTATGTATGGAGATGGTATTGATTGTGGTTACATGGATATCCACAATTATATCGCCACCGGTATCGAATTTAAAGAAATACTTAAAGCGCCGCGGGTACGGATTGACAATCTTAGCCATGAGGTGGTTGCGACCAAAACTCAAGATATGAAGCTGGATATTAAATTGAACAAAGACGGAGAAGCAGTTATATTCTTTGGGTTTGCGAAAGACTATTTAGATGAGAAATTTTAGTACCATAAATATATAATAATTGGAGATTAAATGCGTAACCAACTATTAGATGTTTTGCGGTACACATGGTATAATGGTCTGTTTGAGTTCTTAAACCTATATCATATAAAAGATATTGCTACAGAAATCATACCTGATCTCTATGGCAAAATTATAGAAATAGATCCTAGAACTTCGCAACTAGTTACGACTAAAGCATACACTCCGTGGCTAGAAGTTGGTTTACCTGTACGATTTGCTACAACACCAGACGGATCAACTCAAGCACTAGATCAAGCTACTTTAGATCCTGCAAAAACTTATTACATACATTCAATTACAGGCGAGTCGCATTGCTTTAGATTTACAGTAGCAGAAAGTCCAGTTTCTTCAGAGTTTGTTGAGTTACCATATGCAAATTTTGAATTTACAATAATACACGATAGAAGTTATATTGTTGTAAAGGACCCTTCCTTTTTAGATCTAAATATGAAGATAGTATTTGAAACTTTGCCAAATACTGAATCAGATTTAGCCGACTCTCCACTTTCGGCATTAACAAAATATTATGTAGATTCTTTTTGGCCAGGTAACAAAATTAGAGTCAATGCTTCGCAAAATGCTTCAGACTTTATACATTTTAGCACAGCATGGACTGGTGAGATTGAGATTGTACAAGACAATACATTTATAGAAGCTTCTTCTATAGATCAAAAGATACACGTTTCTGCATCCACTGATGAAAAGATAGCAGCTCTGCATGGCACATTTGGAATGGACAATCTTGGCAAGTTATGGGAAGAACTGCTTAATACAAAAGACTACCCTGATCCTTCAGACAATATTTTAGTAGAAGACTCAAACACAGACAATGAATTTGTTTCAACTAAATTTTATTTTGCATCATCTGATAAAAGGTTTAAAGACGAATACCCACTGATACACAAAGATGAAGTACCTCCAATGCATCATGTATGGCAAGATGCTAGAGCTACTGAATGGAATATGACATTAACTACAGACGAAGACACTATAAGACGTTATCAGTTAATGTATAAGACATATGACGAGTTTGCGTTCTTTGATGTTTGGACTAACAAAATATCTACTACGCATTCTGCTGCGCCTGCTTTACAACACTACGAACTAGAATTAGAATTTGGAATGGATAATCCTAAAAAAGGTAACCTAATATTGATGCCAGATATATATGGTACATACATTCCAAGAATAATATATGAATTTAATACAACAGCAGAACCTATAGCCTATTACAGTGGTACTATCACAAAAGTGTCTTCACCTAAAAGATATGTATGCGAACTTGTTGACAAATCTACTGGACAAATGAAAATTGACGATACAAGTAGATTACGAGTTGGCATGTCAATACAGTTTGAGAATCCTCCTGATTCAGCACAGGCGTTAGGACAGCTAGGATTAAAACATAGAACTGAATATTTTGTGTTAGAAATTTTAGACTGTGAAAACTTCAAAGTTGGGGTTACAAATGATTCTCCGCTAGTTTTAGATCGAGAAGAAGATAATGAAATTGTAAAACGTAAAGACTATTTTGTAGAATGGTATTTTTACTTGTTAGTAGACGATCATTGTTTAGAAATGGAAGATGTTATTGAGCCTAGAGCTACAACACACGAGAGCCGTAAACTAGTACATTATATCAAACCAGGAATGAAAATCCGTTTTGAAAACTCTGATGATTCGGCGCAGGCATTAACAGAAGCAACACTAGACGACGAATATTACTATGTAAAAGAAGTATTTGATTCTAGACCAGTTTTAAGAGATGCATCTAATAAAGTTCCTATATGGTTAAATCCAAATACTGGAGATCCTATTGAAGACTTTTTAGACAGAGATGCTAGGTACCCTGATAAATCTAATAGGCCAGTAGTTACAGAAGAAACTTCATTAATAACACGATTTACAATATCTAGGACACTAGATGGAGAAACAATAGAATTACCATTTTGCAACTTTGAATTTAAAGTATTTCATGATGTAGATGAAATACATGTAGATGATACAAGATGGTTTGCTTATAGAAAAAATCAGCCAATTAAATTTACAAATAAAGCAGGCTTGTCAGGTGTAGAAGACGCTAATCTAGTAACCAACAGAATGTATTACGTACACTCTATTGTAAATGAAAATCGTTTAAAAATTAAGAACGGATTACGAGATACTACATATATTGAGTTTGATCATACAACAACTAAATGTATGCAACATCATAACACTGGTAAAGGTTTATTATGGACATCATATCCTGCATTAGATAGTCCTGACACAGATGGTAAAGAAGTACAAATATATTCAAAACCAAATATATTCTTTAGAGATCTAGATCCAATACCACAAGTTAGTCCTTATAAATTTACTTTTGGCAATATTACTTGTGAGATTACACATGATTCAATATGGGGTCCATATTATTCTGCAACTACAGATTACACTATAGGTAGAGGTAAAACATCATGAGTTGGCCTAATGTACCATGTTATGTATTTTCGCATTTTAGAACAAGCCAAGAAGATAAACCTTATTCAGGTTTGATTTATCAGTTGTTAGCTATTTTTGATATGAACAACTTTAAAAAAGGAGTTGTATCACAGAATACAGGTACTGACTTTTCAAATGCAATGGGCAGTCTATATGGATTTACAGCAAGCGATGTATTAAGTGTTTCGTTTAGCAATCCTGGAGGAGCAGTAAACATTGACAATTCAGGTGTAAAATCGTTACCTGGAAATAACCTTGCTCCAGAATTATATGATCAGCTGTCAGGCTATCCTATGACAGGAGTAAGAACAGTACAATGGGAAGGCCAACCATTGTCTCAATATAGATCTACTTCTAATAAGTTACCTGGATTGAATAGAAATAACGTGATGATTGGCACTGTAAATTTAAGAGCGTCTGCAAAGTTTCCATATATAATCACAGTCAGTGGAACTCCTAAAGGTGTTAGTCATGCTACATTTAAAAATGTATATGGCGCAAGATTTAGAGGATTATTAAAAGTCTTTACAAAAATTGAGTTTACAGGAAAAGGACAAGCATTTTGGAATAATAGATGGAGGATTGGTCTTGTTGGTTCGTCTTCTATGTACATTATGTCAAAATGGGTAACACTGTCAGGTCGTGCGTTACCATCACCTGCTGATCCACCAAGGGTAGCTCCACAACCTAAACCAGTGCCACCTCCACCCCCGGCGCCGCCGCCTCCGACTCCGGCGCCGCCTCCGCCTGATCCACCGGCTACATTTAACCCAGAGCCGCCAGAAGATGCTGCTTCAAAGTATATGGGCTTAAAGTGTCCTATTGTCTTACCTGAAGTAAATGGTATTTCATCGCAGACAACAGATAAAGTTAAACAAAAAGCATTTAACAAGCGAGGACAATAATGAACGATAATAAATGGGTTTATGTATTTGAATTAGAACAAAGCGATCTTAAAAATATAATGGGCGGAAAATATTCGTTGACAGAAATTGGATTACCTGTTATAATAAAGAATACAGAGAAAAATGGCCATTTAATGCCAGTTGGGTTCTTAGAAAAGCGATGGACATATAGTGCTCCAGCACTTGCTGCTCTTTTTGAATTAGAGGGCGATAAAGTTATACGGATCTCTGACGAAGGTAAAATGCAGGTTACCATAAAATCTGAATACGGATTATATTCTTATATGATGCTGCCTACGGACAAAGCAGACATTCCTCTAGAAGGACCTGATCCTGATTCACCTGCATACCAATATGAACAATTGCAAAAACAATCTTAAATAAATATTCTTAATCAAGGAGAACAATGAAAGATATTTTACAGGATATTGTATCCCATACCCATGCTCTTGGCAACATTGAGCTAATTAAACTTACAACAGACAATAAAACTACTGAACTTGATAGTTTAGCTGATGATAGGTCTGTTATTCTAAAAGCTACTACTCACAGTCGTGTTAAAGAGTTCGAAGGCGTGTTTGGTATGACTAATTTGTCTAAGCTACAATTACATCTTAAAAATCCTGAATATAGAGATAAAGCTAAGATTAATGTAGTTAAAGAAACAAAGGACGGAGTGGAGTATCCTTCTTATATTCATTTTGAAAATGAGAAAGGCGACTTCCACAATGACTATCGCTTTATGAATCAATCTATTATTGATTCTAAGCTAAAGTCTGTAAAATTTAAAGGCGTAGCTTGGGCGCTAGACTTTGTACCTACAGCGGCAGCTATTGCTAGACTGAAGCTAATGACATCTGTACACTCTGATGAAGTTCATGTAACAGTGAGTACAGACAACGAAGGATTCCGTTTCTCATTTGGAGATGCTGGATCTCACGCTGGTAGCTATGTATTTGACCACGATCCAAGTCATTCTCTAAAACGATCTTGGGCATATCCTGTAGCACAAATCCAATCTATTCTTAATCTAGACGGCGACATCAACATGAAAGTATCTGACGAAGGTGCCATGCAGATTAGTGTAGATAGCGGAATGGCACTGTACAACTTTATCCTTCCAGCACAAGCTAAATGACAATCTTAATAACTGGATCAGCAGGATATATTGGAACACAACTTATTGAGCGGTTGTCTCCACAAACAGATATAGAAACTCTTGATCTAGTTAACGGGCAAGATTTACGAACTACTATGCTAGGTGGCACATATGAATATATTATACACCTAGCAGGTAAATCTGGCGTGAGAGATAGTTTAAATGATCCTGCAGGATATTGGCAAAACAATGTAGAAGCATTTCAAAGATTACTAGCAGTATTTGGTAAATCTACTAGAATACTTTATGCCTCATCATCCTCTGCTGCCGAGCCTGATTTAAATCCGTATGCTGCCTCAAAGTTTTGTATGGAACGAGCAGCAGGACGATATTCAAACACACTAGGAATGCGATTTCACACTGTATACAACGACAAGCCACGCCAAGGGATGTTTATACAAAAAGTTTTAGACGATGAGTTGAAGTGGATAAATAATCATTCAAGAGACTTCATACACATGGAGGATCTACTCGATGCTATTGAACTAGTTATAAAATCTAACTTATCAGGAACACTTGATGTTGGCACTGGCACTGCTGTTCCTATTCCTACACTATCACCGCCAGGAATGCCTGTACATTTAAGCTCAGTAGGAGAGCGACAACAAACAAAAGCTAATATTGATGTATTACAAAAACTAGGATTCCAACCTAAATATAGTGTAATACAATTTCTTAAAGATCATAAAAAGATTAAATGAATACAAACCTTACACTAGCACAGAAAGATTATGCTCACTTTCTTCCTGCAATCTCAGGATTTTATGCTACCTTTATTGGTAAACAGCGGAGAGAGGAATATGTTGATCCTACTAGAATTCCTAATCATATCGGAACTATGGAGGCAATGAATTGGCTTAACCGCCAAGAAGGCCTTTTCCAATATAAATGGTCCCTGTACTCTGCAGGTCACGCTGATTTGGATATCACAAAAGATTCTCCTAAAGAAGATATGGTTCGTGATAGAGATAGGGATAACACTTGGCTACTAGGTGACTCAGGAGGATTCCAGATTGCTAAAGGTATTTGGGAAGGCGACTGGAAAGATCCTAATTGCCCAAAGGCAGCTAAGAAGAGAGTGCTTGTAGTAGACTGGATGGAAGAATATATGGATTATGGCATGATGCTTGATATTCCTACATTTACTGCTACAGATCCCAAAGCAGCCGCAGCAACAGGTATCTTTACTCATGCTGATGCTGTTAATGCTACTCATATCAACGCTAGGTACTATCTAGCTAACAGACGTGGCAACTTTAAAGTATTAAACGTACTACAAGGAGCTAACCACACTGACGCAGACGATTGGTATGAAGAGTTTAAAGATTACTGTGATCCAAAACAATATCCATCTAATCATTTTGACGGCTGGGCAATGGGTGGACAAAATATGTGCGATATCCATTTAGCTCTTAAAAGAATTATTGCGCTACGCTTTGACGGATTGCTAGAAAAAGGCTTACATGATGTTATGCACTTTTTAGGCACATCTAAGTTAGAATGGGCTGCTTTGCTAACTGATGTACAACGAGCTGTACGAAAATATCATAATGAAAATTATATGATTACATTTGATTGTGCATCACCATTCTTAGCTACAGCAAATGGACAAATATATTGTTCCACAGAACTACCAGATAGAAAGAAATGGGTGTACAGGATGACTCCTGGTATTGATAACAAAAATTTCCACGCAGACACAACTCCATTTGGAGATGCGTTTGTGCGAGAAGGCTGTTATCATACATTTCAAAATTCTCCTATCTCAGATGGACTAACTGCCTCTGACATTTGTGCGTATAGCTCAACTGACACTAACAAGAATGGTAAGATTGGCAAGACATCGTGGGATTCATTTTCATATATGCTACAGATGGGGCATAATGTATGGATGCATATTAATGCAGTACAAGAAGCTAACAGACAATACGATTCAGGCATGATACCATCTATGCTGATACGTGAGCATCTTGATACAACTGCTTTCCGCGATGTAGTAGATGACATATTTGCTACTGATGACAGAGATCGAGCTAATATGATCAATGACGATTATCAGCGATATCTTGATTCAATCATTGGTACTAGAGGCTACACTGGCAAGAAGTTGACAAATGCTACAACTTATTTCAATAAATTGTTTGACGTAGCGTGATAATTCTGCTACAATAAACATATACCCTAACGGAAATTATGGAACGAACATACAACAATCAAGACCATAACAAAAAGACTAACTTTTTTGTAGGCACAGAAGTAGAACATACACGACATTTCAACAAGCGAACACTGTTTGTTGTTGGCGTTCAGCTTCCTACTACTATTGCTCGCATTGCCGAAGAAGCCGTTGTAGAACATATCTACTTTGGTGCTAACAAGAGTTGGCCTACATTTGCTGGACTAGCGTCTGAGGATGAAGTTATTGCTATACTTAACGAATGGATTTTTATGATGAATGATCCTGCATTGGCTAAGTATGATAAAACATTAGACTTTCCATTCTATCATAGAATTTTTGCTGACAAGCTACGAAGGCAAATGCATTCAGATGTAACATATCTAATCAGTTATCCAATGGAAAATATTTCTGCGTGGTTAGAGAATTATGATACATACATTAAAATAGACGACATTGGCATGAACACTACTAACCCAGGTGTTTGGGTACACTCGTTGAACGAATTATGTAATGTTAAGAAATTAACTAAATGGTCAGATTATAAAGAAGACACGGTGGTAAAATGAATTCTAAAAGAAGTATTTGGGTAACCTTCCGCAAAGAAGGAATACACTGCTACCCAGCAGCTCTAACTGATCCTAACTTAGCTACAGGCGACGAATACGATGTTAGTTTTTTAGGTAATGCTCATCGTCATATATTTCATTTTAAAGTACAAATTGAGGTATTCCATGACGATAGAGAAATAGAGTTTATACAGTTTAAACGTTGGTGTGAAAACTTATATAACACTGGCGTTCTGCAACTTGATCAAAAGAGTTGCGAAATGATGGCAGACGATCTATATAGTGCTATTAAAGAAAAGTATCTAAATAGAGAGATTGTTATTGATGTTTCCGAAGACGGCGAGAACGGCTGTCATATTATTTACAATTAATACTGAGGTATTACAATGGCTATTAAAGATCCGTTGATCCGCAAAATTTTTGATGATTTAGATACCTTCCGTGACTATTGTCGCTTTGAGGGTAAGCCATTCCATGAAGCGAGTCTTTACAAGAAAGGCGATAGAGTGTGGGAAGGATATATGGCATATTGCCGCACACAAGAAAGAAGAAAACGTCAGCAAGGTAATAAATGAGAAAACTCTTTTATATGGGTTTAGAGCCCTATGAAAGTCGTTATACTCTACAACTTACTGAATGGTCTCGTCGTGC